ATTGAGTCTGGATATTCTAAAGAAAATAAAGTTTATACAACCGAGTATGGGTATGGTAATATACATGACATACTGAAAAAAATACCTAAAGAACATAAAATTTCTTTAATGCCTTTCGAAAAGATATATCCAGTAAATTCTGGATGGGAGAGCATCAGATTAGCATATCATTTTCATCCAGAAGATCAAATATATATGATAGGTTTTGACTTATTCGGTGATAGAAAAAATATTTATGAGGGTTCTCCTAATTATCCAACAATGTTTAAGGAGGGAATAACATCCAATGAAGAATTTCATATGGCGGAAGATGAAAGAATCGGATTGTTTTATTTGTTGAAAGATCACTTTTGTCCAAAAATAAGATTAACAAGAGTTATAGATGATGATACAAAAATTGAAAATATTGATAATATAACAACAGAGCAATTTATGGAAGAAATAACGTGGCAGTAGTTATAATAGGAAATGGAAAATCTAGACAACATATGGATCTAGAAAATATTAAGACAAAGGCATGGACATTTGGTTGTAATGCTCTTTATCGTGATTTTGCACCAGATTATCTTTTAACTATTGATCCTCATGTCACTCATGAAATACTAGATACTGATTATAGTTTAAAGAATATTGTTTATTTGAGCAATATAAATTCTCTTCCAGGAATGATTAGAGACACTATTGATATTCCTTCCGATTCTAAAACTTATGAAAACGAACCGACAGGATATGAATTTTATTATAATGGTTGGGGTGATCACACTTATATTTCATGGGCTAAAGAAGGAAGTTTAATAAGAAAAACTCCTTGGAAAGATGATGGATGGGGATTAAGTGCTGGAATACAAGCAACTAGATTAGCACACAATCTTTATCCAAAAGAAGAAATATATCTAATAGGATTTGACATATTCGGTGATAGAGATAATATGTATGATGGAACTAATGGATATCCTTCAGAAGGAGCATCTAATACTACTATGACAAAAGAATTTATAGATGGTTTTGAATACTTACTAAATATACATGATGATCTTATAATTAAAAGAGTTATTGATCAGGATCAATCATTAGAAAATATACCTAACGTATCGGAAGATGAATTATGGCAAAATCTAGCAAGCAACCAAAAAATTTAAATTATTTTATACCTACGGGATTTAAATTTATGATTGATAAAATTCCACATGTGAATTTTTTCTGTCAATCGTGTAATTTGCCAGGTTTATCAGCAGGACAAACCTTGATTACAAATCCGTTTAGAGATATTCCTATTGCGGGTGATAAAGTACAATATAATGAATTACGTGTTAGATTTATAATAGACGAAGAATTGAAAAATTGGTTAGAAGTTTATGATTGGATAAAAGGACTTACTTCTCCTGAGGATCTAGAACAGTATAGAAAACTTGCAGAAGCAAATGTGCCTAATCCTAAGGGAGAATTATATTCTGATGGCACGTTATCAATTCTTACAAGTAATAAAAATATGCAGTATGTTGCAAAATTCACAGATTTGTTTCCTGTAGACTTAACAGATATAGAAATGTCTTCTGATGTTGCTGATTCAGAAGTTGTTGCTTCAGATGCTACATTTGCATATTCTACATATAAAATAGAAAGAATTATTGGAGAACATTGATTATGAGGTATAATGAAATTAGAAAACATACAAGAATTATGGACCAGTGACTGTGTTTTAGATGATGTACAATTAGACACAGAATCAAAAAGAATACCAGAACTTCACAACAAATATTTTAAAATTTTTTCAGAAGAGAAACTAAGACTCGTAAAATTTGAGTCGAGGAAGAAAGAACTGTCTAAATTAAAATGGCTTTATTATACAGGTAAACTTGATAAAAATACCTTAGATAGTATGAATTGGGAGCCATTTGAATTAGATATTAAATCTAGAAATAAATTAGATTTGGATAGATTTTTAAATTCTGATAAAGACATGATCGATATGCAAGAAAAAATCGAATATCAAAAAGAAAAAATAAATTATTTAGAATCAATTATAAAAACAGTTGTCAATAGAAATTTTTTGATCAAGAATATAATTGATTGGAGAAAATTTACTTCAGGAGCATAATGAGCTATGATTATTTGATTATTTCTCCCCAATTATTTGAAATTGATGGGGGCGCTATGGGAGGAACCGAAAGACAAGTTTTAACAGTTGCGGAAAAACTTGCCAGTGAAAATTTTAATGTTGGATTAGTACATTCTCACGCAGATGGGAGTGATCGAATAATAAATGGCGTAAAACATTTAAATGTTTATAGACATTTTTATGCTAGTTCAAGAGTAAGAATAAATTGCAATCATATTAATTATACTGGTAATACTTGGAAGTATTATCAAATGTTTAATCCCCATATTAAAGCATTGTCGCCTTTAGAAAATAATAGTGGAGATAAAAATTATATTTGGTTGCATAATTGGACAACTTGTCATGAAGAAGTTCCTAGACTATTTTTATCAGATGCACTTAAAAATTATGTTCATAATAAAGGTAAAAAAGTAAAAGGTGATCAAACTATTCATTATATGTTTCCCAAGGGCATAGATAAACAGAAGCCAAAGAGCAAAAGAGGAGATTATCTTTTTTGGATGAGTGCTTTTGGTAAGGGATTTAAAGAAGCATTGATGGTTTATGTTGCTCTTTATGATAAGGGAATGAAAAGACCTTTTTATGTTTGCTGTCCCCCCCAAAGACAAAAAAGAGATGTAAAGATATTTACAGATTTAATTGAAGATGTTAATAAAAATAATTATCCTATTCACTTTTTAGGAGAATTAAATTATGAATCTGTTTTAAAAAGTCTAGCAAATGCCGCTTGTCTTTTTAGGGTGGGAATGCCTCAAGAAACATTTGGTCTTGTTTATCTTGAAGCAAATAAATTAGGAGTACCCGTAATAACACACGAATCAGATGCGGCTGAAGAAATATTGACAGATGAAAATAACATGTTTATAAGAAAAAATACAACTATAGATGATGTTTATGATTGGACTGTGGATATTGAAAAAAGAAAAACATCAGTCGATATGAAAAAATTCGATCCTGATATAATTGTTAAAAAATGGATAAAATTGTTAAAATGAAAAATAATCCTAGCCCAAAAGATTTAATAGCAACAGGCGCCCAGTTTGCGTATCCTTCTTCTTGGCCAAGATGGGAAGTAATAAACATTCAATGTATTCAGTTTAATTTTAAAATAGGTGTAGAGATAGGAGTGAATAACGGCGAAAACATGTTTAGTTTGTTGGATAAGGGAAATAAAAAACTAAAAATGTACGGTGTCGATCCTTATAAAGTACAACCAGACAATACATTATATGAACAACGCATAAATGAAGAATATAATGATGAATCTTTATCTATGCTTAAAAAACAGGTATTAAAAGAAGCCCTTAAATTTCCAAATCTTGAACTGATCATAGATAGATCAGATAATGCATCAAAACAATTTGATAAAGAATCGATTGATTTTGTTTTCATAGATGGTGATCATAGTTATGAAAGTGTTAAAACTGATATAAACTGCTGGACACCAATAGTGCAAGAAGATGGTTTAATTATGGGTCATGACTATAACTGGGGAGATGTTGCAAGGGCAGTTGGAGAAAGTTTTACTGAAGTCTGGTTATGGCCCGATAACATTTGGGCGGCTTCAAAAGTCTGGTTAAGAAATGATTGAAGAAATATCTATTGATAAGAAAAATGAAGTACACATGTTGGTTCAGGCAGAACCAGGCATTGAGCAAGAGATAAGTGAATACTTTACTTTTTTTATTCCTGGTTACAAGTTTATGCCGTCTTTTAAAAATAAAATGTGGGATGGAAAAATTAGACTTTATAATTTAAGATCAAAAGAATTGTACATTGGGCTATTAGATCATTTGCTTAGATTTACAAAAGAAAGACAATATAAAATAGAATATAAAAGTTTTCCTAGAAGTTTAAATAAATATAACAAAAAAGATTATGAAAGATTTGTCAAAAATCTTGTACTGAATCTTCAGGCTAGAGATTATCAGATTGATGCCTTTTTATATGCAATAAATCATGAAAGATGCTTGCTTCTCTCTCCTACAGCCTCTGGTAAATCTTTCATAATATATCTTCTTTTAAGATATTATCAACAAAAACTTCCAAATTTTAAAGCATTAATAGTAGTTCCTACAACATCTTTAGTTGCACAGATGAAAAGTGATTTTGCAGATTATTCCAAAACAGATAATTGGGATGTTTCAGAAAATGTTCATCAAATTTATGCGGGAAAAGATAGAGTGTCATCTGAACCGATTTATATTTCTACTTGGCAATCTTTATATAAAATGACTATTAATTATTATGCTGAGTTTGATTTTATTTTGGGAGATGAGGCGCATCTTTTTAAAGCAAAATCTCTTACATCAATAATGGAAAAGACAGTTAAAACAAAATACAAATTTGGAACAACTGGAACTTTGGATGGAACATTAACTCATAAATTAGTTTTAGAGGGGTTGTTTGGAAAAACTCACACAGTAACAACTACAAAAGAGTTAATAGACAAAAAAACACTATCTCCATTTCGGATTAAGTGTTTAGTTTTACAATATCCTGAAAAATTGTGTCAACAGGTCAAATCGTATAATTATAAAGAAGAACTCAACGTTATTGTTTCGAATGAAGGAAGAAATAGATTTATTCGAAATCTTGCAATAAGTTTAACCAATAATACTTTGGTGTTATTTCAAATGGTAGAAAAGCACGGAAGAATAATTTATGATCTTATAAAAGAAAAGGCTAAAGATGAAAGAAAAATCTTTTTCGTATATGGTGGAACAGAAACAACTGATAGGGAAGATATTCGAGGAATCGTTGAAAACGAAACAAATGCCATCATTGTTGCGAGCTACGGTACCTTTTCTACTGGTATCAATATCACTAATTTACATAATGTCATTTTTGCTTCTCCTTCTAAATCTAGAGTAAGAAATTTACAAAGCATAGGAAGAGGACTTAGAAAAAATGAATCGAAAGAAATAGCCACGTTATATGATATAGCGGATGATTTTTCTTATAAAAGTTATAAAAATTATACTTTAAAGCATTTCGTAGAAAGAATAAAACTTTATAATGAAGAACAGTTTGAATATACCATTATAACTGTCCCGATTAATTCTTAGTTTTTTTCTGTATGATTAGTTATATATAAAATCAATTATAAATGCCTTGACAAACGGCACATATTTATGATATTATATTATATTAAGACATTTAACAAGGAGAAATAATGGCCAATTATATAAACAATGCACATTTTCTTGAAGCCATGATTGAGTATAAAGAAAAAATCAGCGAGGCAGAGAAAGAAGGTGTAGAAACACCCCCTGTTCCAGACTATGTGGGAGAGTGTTTTTTACTTATAGCACAAAGACTTTCTTTTAGACCCAATTTTATAAATTATGCATTTAAAGATGATATGATTTCTGATGGGATAGAAAATTGTCTTCAATATGTTAATAATTTTAATCCAGAAAAATCAACAAACCCATTTGCATATTTTACTCAAATAATTTATTGGGCTTTTGTTAGAAGAATTCAAAAAGAAAAAAAGAATTTATATATTAAATATAAAGAAATGGATAGATTATCTTACCTGGACGATCATATAGACAGCAGTCCTGATGATAGTAAAGAATATTTAAATTTAATAGGATCTGCTGATTCTAGACTAGCTATAGCTAAATTCATAGAAGATTTTGAAGAAAAAAGATTTGCAAAAAGAAAGAAAAAAGAAGACGAACCGGCTGACGATAAAAAAGATAATATTATTTCTAACATAGGAACAGTTTACGTATGAAAATAGCATTAATCACGGATACTCATTGGGGAGCAAGAAATGACAATGTGATATTCTCTAATTATTTTCGTAAATTTTATGATAATATTTTTTTTCCTCTTCTCGAGGAACGTAATATTAAAACATTGATTCATTTAGGTGATGTTGTTGACAGAAGAAAATATATCAATTTTAAAACTGCTAACGATTTAAGAGAAAATTTTGTAGAACGATTATGGAAGATGGGTGTTGATACTCATTTCATAATTGGAAATCATGATATTTTCTATAAGAATACCAATGATATAAATTCAATGACCGAATTATTTACTACACCAGATGGTCTTTATGAGCCTTGGGTGTATTCAAGTCCCAGAGAAGTCGATTTTGATGGTACTAAAATAATAATGATGCCCTGGATTACTTCAGATAATTATACAGAATGTATGGATGCTATTAAAAAATCATCTTCACAAATTATGATGGGTCATCTTGAAATTAGTGGTTTTCTAATGAATCATAATCAGGTATGTGATTATGGTGTTGA